GTGATGGCGGATAACCATTATCGGGAAACAGTAAGAGAGTATTTGGAAGAAGCCGGTCTCCCTCTCTTGCGCGCTCCGGATGGCGCAAGCGGTAAATCCACCTCTTACACAAGAGCTAAGACTTTGTTCAAAGAGGGCAGGGTCAAGATGCCCGCTCATGAAAAGCTATGCAAACAGCTAAGAGATGTTACATTTAGGCCTACTTCCGGGGGAGGAGTAAGCGTATCGTCTCCTAGGGGCCCAGGTGGTCATGGTGACATTGTGTCAGCTTTGGTGCTTGCTCTGTGGCAGGGCCACGGTGAAGAGTATTCAGATGTAACCACAGAAGAAATCGATGCGTGTGAAGAATGGAGGCTAAGGAATGTCAGTATCCAAAAAGAATGGTGGGAAGAGTAGTCTGTCACTAGCTGAGATAGGAGATGTTGTGGATTTGATGAGAAGGAAGGGAGTTGAGCGTATTTATTTTGATTGTGACGGGGGTGTTTCTATCAAGATGGGGCCAGAGCGCCCTGTTATTATCGACTCGGAAGAGAAAGAACCAGGTAAGATGTCTTCAGAGGAGGCGCTTCTTTATGCAAGCGCTGGTATATAAATGGAATACAACTACACAAGCAATCGATGGTGGAAGGCAGCAGAAGAAGATAGGTATGCGGCTGTTATCAGCACCATATCCAAGATAAAGAATAGACAGCTTTATCGGGATGATATGGTAATTCGCCATTTTAGGCTTTATCGAGATGTGCCTATCCTTGGACTTGCCGTGAGCTCCTATTCTCGTTTGGACTCTGGATACAGTACGACGAAAAGGCTTGCCTTCAATGTGGTCAGGAGTGTGGTTGATACTATCGCAAGTGAGCTAGCGCAAAGTCAGCCTGTGCCTATGTTTCTCACTGAGGGCGGGAGTTTCGATCAAATGCGGAAGGCGAAGAAGCTGACCAAATTTATCGAAGGCATGTTTTATAAAACGAAGTTTCGTGACATTGTTCGCAAAGCGGTTGTCGATATGGGCGTCTTTGGCACGGGAATTGTTAAGTTCTTTGAGCAAGACGGGGAAGTGTGTGTTGAGCGCATTTTCCCTGGGGAGATGGTAGTAGATGACTATGATTCTATGTATGGAGAGCCCAGGTCTCTTTACCAAACAAAGTGGATAGACAGAGGAGTCCTTAGGGGTGCATTCCCAGAGCATAAAGAGGCCATTGATAACTGCAATTCCACGGCTTTCGATGACTATGCTATCGGGAAAGATGACATAGCTGACCAGATTATGGTGATAGAGGCATGGCATAAGCCATCATCAAAAGAGGCTGGTGATGGTAGGCACTCCATCTGCATTGACGGAAGCAACTTGCTGGATGAAGAATGGCATGATGATTTTCCATTCTGCTTCTTGCGCGCATCTGAGGATATTCTTGGATTCTGGGGAGTAGGCTTTGCAGAGCAACTCACAGGAATACAGCTAGAAATAAACAGACTAGCAAGGGATATTCAACGAGCTCAGTATCTTTGCGGGACGTTTCGTATATTCCTAGAAAGAGGTTCTAAGGTAGTCCCGTCTCACATGAATAATGAAGAGGCTTCTATCGTGGAATACTCGGGGACACCTCCTGTATTCGCAACACCAGCGGCTGTGCATCCTGAGCTCTATCAGCAATTGGATAGGCTTTACCAGAAAGCATACGATATCGTGGGAGTAAGCATGTTGGCGGCTAGGTCAGAGAAACCAGCTGGGCTAAATAGTGGGGCATCAATACGAGCTTATTCTGATGAGAAGAGCAAAAGGTTCATGACGTTGATGCGTAGTTATGATCAGTTTCATATTGATGGAGCTGAGCAAATCATCTCGCTTATGAAGCGGATTAGCAAAACGGATAAGAGCTATGATGTGGTCTACAAAGACAAGAATTCTATCGAGCGTATCAAGTGGTCCGATGTGGACCTAGATGCAGATAGCTACGCCATGCAAGTGATGCCGAGCGGATTTTTGCCAACAACGCCAGCGGGCAAGCTTGCTGCGGTGCAAGACTTGATGAACGCAGGTCTTATTGATAGCAAAGAGACATTCTACCGCTTGCTTGACTTCCCAGACTTGGAGGCTGAATCATCTTTGGTGACAGCGCCAAGGGACTTGATTCAGCAACGCATTGAAAAGATACTTGATGAAGGTGAGTACTATCCGCCAGAGCCATTTATGAACCTACAGCTAGCTATGCAGGTGGCGGTCCTTTCGCTTCAGAAAGCAGAACTTACGATGGACATCGACGATGAGAGATTGGACATGCTTCGTCAATACATTACGGATTGCCAGGCTCTCATGGCACCTCCGGAGCAAGGGGCGCCTGATGTAATGGGGCCTCCTCCGCAAGATCAACAATCACTACCACCTGAGGGAGAAATATGATGGAAAATGAGCAGCCTATTGTAGCACAAACACCGACACAAGACGTAGCGCCAGTTGAGGCATCTAGTTCAGTCGAGACATCGGGGGCAGAGGGAGAGCAGCCTCAAGCTGCTCCTCCGCCCCAGTCCCCTGACAAAGTATTCGCCGCCCTTGCGCGCAAAAAAGCAAAACTAGCAGCGGAAAAACAAGCTCTCCTCGCAGAGAAGCAAAGATGGGAGATGGAGGTCACGTCCCGGAAAGGTGAGTTTGATGAGCTCAGCAAGTACAGAGAGCTGAATAAGCTAGCAAAAGAAGACCCTGTGAAGTTCATGGAGTCTGTAGGGATTGATTATAGTGACGTAACCAAACGTATTCTTGAAAGAGATACTCCTGACGAGAAGATAAAGGTTCTAGCAGCAGAGCTGGAGGCTGAGAGGAAAGCTCGCATGGAGAGAGAGCAAATGCTGGAGAAGCATTCTCTTATGACACAGCAGAGGCAGGCTGAGGACAAGTTCGTTTCTATCGTAAATTCTTCTGACAAGTTCAAGAGCTTGCAGCTGCATGATCGAGAAGAACTCGTAGCGGCTGGTAATCAAATGGCTGACGCACTCAGAGAAAGGCTCGGAAGACCACCTACCTTGGAACAGGTGGCAGAGGCCTTGTCTAAGTCTGCAGAGGATTATCAAAGAAAATTCTATGAAAAGCTGAACTCGGTCTATGGGTCTCCTCCGGAAAGGAAAGCAAAGACTATCAGCAACAAGATGGCATCGGATGGTGTGATCGTGAAGGATAACATGACACATGAAGAGCGCATGAAAGCTGCTGTTCGTTTTATGGAACAGCAAGAAAAGCTTGAAATGTTAGAATTAAGCCGTACTATTGAGCTAGACAACGGACATATTTTGTCCGGACCACGCACTGGCTACGTGGCAGCTAATGACTGCAAAACCTGAGACGACATCGGGCGTCACTGAACAACAACTCAGAAAGGTTTTGCAATGTCATCAGCTACAATTCTATCGCTCAATAGCGTCCTCAAACAACTTTATCCACAGAAGACCATTCGTGAAATTTGTTACGAAAACCACCCTCTTCTTGGTCTTATCCCAAAAAATACCATGTTTGGTGGTAAGAACTTGGTTCTAGCGAACCGTTATGGGACACAGCAAGGACGAAGCGCGCAGTTTTCTGATGCGCAAGCCGCAAAATCACCCAACTTGTATGCAGGGTTTACGCTTACTCGCGTATCTGATTACTCACTAGGATCTATTGATGGAGAGTCGATTCGTGCAGCACGTGGTGACAAGAATGCTCTTGTTGAGGGCTTGGACGCTGAAATTCGCGGTGCTCTTTATGCTATCACACGAAGCTTGAGCTGGTCTTTGTATGGGAACGGCGGAGGCGCGATTGGGCAAACCAATACAGCCGCTTTCGGTGTTAATACGATTCAGCTTACTGAGCCTGCGGATGTTGTGCATTTTGAAGTAGGACAGGTTATTACAGCAGCAACAACAGACGGAACGTCAGGTACTATCAAGCCTGGCTCTGTGACATTGACGGCTATCGACCGCGATGCTGGGACACTAACAACAGGCCCTGCTTTTTGGAATGCGGGAATACCTACCATCGCCCAGAACGACTATTTGTTCGTAAAAGGTGACTTTGGCCGTAAGGTACGTGGTCTCCCAGCGTGGGTTCCAGCAACAGCTCCTACAACTGGTGATAGCTTTTTTGGCGTAGACCGGTCTGTAGATCCATCCCGCTTGGGCGGATTGCGACTCAATGGTGGCGGAGCTCCTATTGAAGAAGTTCTTCAAGCGGCCATGTCAAAAGTGTACCTCAACGGCGCAACCATCAGCCATATCTTCATGAATCCAATCGACATGAATTTGCTTACAACAGCTCTTGGTTCCAAGACTGTGTACGTAAAAGATGTGTCCAAAGATGAACCAAGCGTAGGGTATCGTGGAGTCCACATTGTGGGTGAGATTGGAGATGTAAAGGTATTTGCTGATACAGACTGTCCAAAAGGCACTGCTTTCGGATTGAAGCTTGATACATGGAAACTCCATTCTCTTGGAGAATGTCCGGGCTTTTTGGAAGAAGAAGGTAGCATGAGAATTCTACGTGAATCCAATAGCGATGCTTATGAGTTCCGTATGGGTTATTATGCACAAGTTGGCTGTGAAGCTCCTGGTTACAACATCCGGATTACTCTATTATGGCGAATCTAAACATGTATCCACCCCGGGCTAGGAACCGGGAGAACTTCATTATGAATGGGTCGTTTGCATCAAATGGAGCTGGCGCAATAAACAACGCTCTTAATGTAGGACTCAGTTTCCAGGCAATAAGGAATGGCGTGGGACTTTATTCGATCCAGTTTGTTGAAAGGCAGCAACAGACTGGTGCTGTGACAGCGATGACGTTTCCTCGCCTTCTCAGCTTTGTGGTAACTCCTATTATCACGGGCACATCTCCTTGGACTTATCAAGTTCAGTCTGAGACTGTTGCTACAGATGGGAAGGTCAATTTCTTCTTGTACAACATTGTGGGAGCAGCTCTTGCCGACCCAGGAGCAGGCGTTCGCGTCCACTTCGTAGCGCATTTGCAGAATGCGAGCACGATATGAAACCGATGGGCCTTATGATTGCCATTGGCAAACAGAAGCCCGCAATGGAGGAAGAGGAGGAAAGCAGTGATGTCTCTTCTTCTGAAATTGAATCGGCTCAAAAAGAGGCAGTGTCGAAGCTATTGTCAGCAATGAAAAGCGATGATGCAGAGGCGGCATTGAAAGCCTTTAAGGAACTTCATATGCTTGACCATGAGCTATGGGACAGAGAAGACGAAGAGCCTGAGGAAGAAGACTTATGCCAAGACTGGTCACCCGCAGTACACTAAGAACAAGGATACGTAATCGTGTGGATATGTCGAATCAGTATGTGTCGGATGCCGACCTCAATGATTTGATCGACACCTACGTAACGTCTCTGTATGACAAGCTTATTGCTGCGCGTGGCCAGGAGTATTACTTGAGAACCAATGTGTTCCCCACTGTTGCGGGGCAGACATTGTATCAATTGCCATCTGACTTCTATGAGTTGGTTGATGTGTATATTACGCAAAATAGTTGGCGATATATGCTCAAGCCATTCCAAAGGCAGAACACAGATTTGTATCTAAACCAAGGCACATCGTGGGGTGGATATGATTATGTGTATAGACTGAGAGGACTTTGGGTTGCTGCGGCGGCTCCGGTTGCTCAAATTGAAATACTCCCTCCTCCCAGTGGCGTCTTTGACATCACAATAGACTACATACCCGTATGTACAATCAGCACCCAAAATGACCCAGAGTATGATGGGATAAATGGATGGGAAGAGTGGGTAGTTCTCAACTGTTGTATTATGATGATGCAGAAAGAGGAGTCTGACCCATCAGTGCTTATGGCACAACGTGGCATCATTGAAGATAGGATAGAGAAGTTGGCAAACAGCCGCGATGCTGGGGTGCCAGAGAAACTAATTGATTCAAGACGTGACCTGTTCGATGATTGGTATAACTTTCGTCGAGGCAGGTGGGCTCCGTGAATAATCCTTATCGAAGACTCCGTTCAGCAGACCCAGTACAAACGTTCGCCAATGAGGCTGCCGCCTCTGACCTTGCGGGCGTACTTGATTGTCCGATATGGAACGGGGTGCTTTTGCAGGATGTTGCATTGGCCACAACGACTACCTCGTTTTTTCACAGACTAGATAGAAAGCCTATTGGATATCTGATAACGAGGATACGGGCTGGTAAGATAGATTTTATTGATACTGGTTTTACTGACACGCAAATAAACGTAACAGTTACGACAGCTGGAACCTTTGATTTCTGGGTATTTTAATGCCGAATAGTCCTACAAATATGCTGCAAATCCCTATGGTCGGAGGGATAGACGACGACATTGACGATAGGGTAATGCCGCTTGGCAACTTTAGTCAGCTCAACAATGCTGTCGTAACGCAAGCTGGATCTATCCAGAAGCGTAGTGGATATGGCCAGATAAACGATGCTCATCCTATGTGGTCAGGCATGTCATATAACTATGGCGATAGGATTACTGTCATTACGACAAACCAGAATGTGTCTGAGTTTTGGATGGGTGATGTGGCTACGTGGCTTGATAACAACGTTGGGTTTATCGGAGCAACAGCTGGGGGGTCAGAGTATGGGTTTATCCCAGGTGATATCTCCTCCGACCTGAGTTGTAAAGAGATGGGTGTCCCTATTATTGTCAGCAGTGTTCTGATGAACACAGGATACCAAGGGGTATGTTGGACAGGATATAGATTCCCAACAGCAGCATCTTTCTTGGGAACTTTTATTTATATAAAGCACCCCAATGGGCAATACCTATATCCTGGAGTCAACTTTCCAGTGGGGATGGATGGAAGTTCCCTAGCTTTTAATCTGAACTCAAAGATGGTTATTGCTGGTGTGGATAGCACAGGGCCAAGCATGTATGTCTCTTCTGTCGATACAGATGTAGCTAACTTTTTGGGTCTTGCGACTGTTAATGTCGGAGCTGCTTTTAATGCAGTCTGTGTGGACGCAAATAAGATAAGTGAAGATATACTTGTTGTCGCTTACAAAACGGCAGCAGCAGTGTTGACTGTAAAGACAGTTGACTGCTCAGGAAACACTCCCACTGTTGCGGGCACATTCACCATCAATACGGGCGACCCAGTTTTGGCCGTAGCGATATGTGGGGACAGAGACACGCTCAACGTTCTTCATGTGTATTGGATAACAACAGTAGCTGGTGCTCTTACTTGCAGCGTGGCAAGCTTTAACTCTACGACATTCGCAGCCGGGTTCGCTGCAGGTATCGTATTTACTGGTGTTGCAGACCCAGGACAGATTCAATTCGACATTGGGGCTGAGCTCAATGTTATTAGAAATCGTTCTGTGTTTACGTTTTCGAATTGGGATACAGGACTCAGCTGCTCTTCTCGAATATTCAAAACGAATAACGCGGGAGTTGTTGTTGAGACTGTGCCCTATGAGGATGGGGCTATTACTCATAAGCCATTTATAGACCAGTTTGGTGGGGAGTATTTCTTTGCTAAGTGTGACAGTCTTTATAGTACATCTACGACTGAGCCTATGACCTTTTCTACTGGGACAATGAATCTCATAAAAGATGGACATGCGGTAGGGTTGCCGTATGGGACGGTTGGCTATTTCGATGTATTCTCAGCTTCTCGCTATGAGGGGATACTCAACACAAGATTTCGTCCACAGCTCCCAAGGCCTTGTGTAATATCTGACGATTCTGGAACATTGCCAACGGAGAGGATTCTGTGGGGCAGCTTGGGGGATGGAGCCAGAGGCAGGTTTGATATATCAACGACAGGGTTTGGCTCACTGGGAGCTTCTACACTATCTTTGCATGAATCTAACTTTACACTGACAAACTCGACAGTGGCGTTTGCTGCAGATGTCATGTTGTTTTCTTCGACAGCATTGATGCAATACGATGATAGATTTCGAATCAATGTAGGATTTGTCAAAGCCCCTCTTGCTAAATACGTGTCTCAAGCCGTAGGTCTTGCTGGTCTTGCCGCAGGGACTTATAAATACAGAGCATCCTACGAGTACATTGACATGAAAGGGAATATCCACAGGTCAATCCTTGGCTCCATCACGACAGTGGTTGTGGCCGCAGCGAATACGACTGTTGTCATGGATTTGGAAGTCCATAGCAGTGCCATCAAGCCATTCGGGGCAGATTTGAACCTTGCTGGGTGTTCTATCGTTCTCTACAGGACTCTTGCGGGAGGCTCAGTCTTTTACAGGATACCCCCTGACAGCATTGGGTCCATGACCAATATCCGGAATGTTGGCAGATTTATTAGCAGGAATGATGAGCTGCCGGACGCTATGCTTGGTCTACACCCAGTCTCCTACGAAGACCTAGGAGAACTAGCCCCCTTCGCTCCACCTCCTCCTTATCAAGTCATTGAAGGCCTCAACCGAGTCTTTATCTTTAGCAAAGAAGACCCAACGAGGGTGTGGTTCTCCAAAGAAATATCGACATTTGGAGACTTTAGCTATGCCCCAGAGTTCAATCCAGCTCTCACCATCGATGTGGGTGGAGCTTCTGAATACATCACAGCGCTTGGAATTCTTGATGAGAAGCTCATTATATTCACAGCCAATAAAATATTCTTCGTCTCAGGGCAAGGCCCCAACAATGCAGGGACTGGCGCTTTCAATGGACCATTCCAGATAACATCGGATGTGGGATGTATTGATAGACAAAGTATTGTTGTTATCCCTGCGGGCATGTTCTTTAGAGGGAAGAATGGGCTCAATTTGCTAGACAGGAGTTTGGCTGTCACATTCCCCGGCGACGCGGTTAAGGAACACATCACTGTGCAGGCTCCATTCAATCTTGTTCCTGTTCTCGACTCAAAAGAACAAAGGATTATGTGGCTGCAACAAGATGTGGGGCTAGGTGTATCCAGTTATATTGTCTATGACTATGACCATAAGTTCTGGAGCACATGGTCGGTTAATATGACTGGAGGAGTGAATACCTACTCCCACTGCATGGTAAACGATAAACACATTATACAATATTCTGACATACTGTATGAAGCCGGAGCCGGACCACACCCAGGGTACGACCACGATGATGATTATCCACAGCTAACAATAGAGACTCCGTGGATTTATGTGTCGGCTATTGGTGGATACCAGCGGATTAGGCGTCTTATTGTAGAGGGTAGGGCAAACTCAAACCACTTCATCGTAATAAACGTTTATTATGATTACTCAGCAGTAGCCTCGCAGACTTATTCTTTCATTATCCAGCCCGCAACAATAGCGGAATATCCTGTTATCAGAATACAGCAAGAGCTTGTTGTTCAGAAATGTCAGGCCATGAAGATAAAGATTAACGATGTGACCTATGAGAACCTAGGTCAGCCTACGGAGAACCCTACAGGGCCTAATATTTTTGGAATATCTCTTGAAACAATCGCTAAGGAAGGCAGGGTTAAACTGCCATACCAGAATAGGAAATAAGAACATGGCTGAGACTGATTATAGCAAGATGACTCCTGAGGAAGTCCTGAGATTGGCGTTGGGGCAAGATCCTAGTGGCGCACAAAAGCAGGACATGGGTCAAACTGGTGGCAAAGGGGCCGGGGGCGGTGCTGGAGAGGAAATTGATAAGATGTTGCCCATCCCTGTATTCGGACAGTTTGGAGGGTATGAAAAAGTAAGGATTCCTTTCTATAAGCCCCAGCAAAGTGCTTACGGGGCCAATGATATTCCTGACAAGTATAATCCCTATATCATGGGAGCCGGCCAACAGGCCGCACGCTTTCAAGACCGCAGGTACGACCCTATCAATATGCTAGAGCAGGCAGGTGATTATGATAATTCTCTAGCAGCAAGACGCGACCAGGGAGCGTTGCTTGAGTCCTACAATCAAGCTCTTGCTGGCAATGCCCCATCCGCTGCACAAGCACAACTCCAGTCTGGGCTAGACCAAGCTAACAGACAGACTCTAGCGATGGCAGCAAACTCACGAGGCGGAGCTGGTAATGCTATGGCGCTCTCTGATGCAATGAGACAAATGTCGAATGCAAGCACTGATGTAGCAGGCCGCGCCGCAGCCTTGCGGGCACAAGAGATGGACTCGTATCGGCAGGGGGCATCTGGACTGTCGCAGGCGATGAGAGGGCAAGATTTGGCTACAAGGCAGTCTTCCTTGGAGGCAGCACGTATGCCAGCAGAGATGCAGATGAAGCGATTCGCTCTCAATGATGCTGCGGCTCAGGCCGAACGTGATAGGCAGCTGAAGCTATTGGGATTGCAGCAGGGGATGTATGACCGTGATCAAAGAGCTAATATCCAGTACCAACAAGATCTTATAAATTCATTTTATCGAAGCAGAGAGATTGAAGTAGGTGGCAATGCCCCAGGAGATAAAGATAGACGTGAGAGCTCGAGAGCATCCCTGGGAGCATTGCTGAAAGCAGTGGGGGTACCGACAGGATTATCAACATGGCATATACATCCTACAAGCAGTTCGCTCCGAACGGATATGAGTTTATAGACGACAAAACAGGCCAGACTGTTATGGCATCAGGTCCTGAGGCATCCCTCCATGCGCGCAAGATAGATAGCTTGTATGCCCCCGTGGACCCTATGATGCAACAGGCTGCCGCAAGCATGCAGGACGATCGCTTGGCTGAGGCTTCGCCAGGCTTTGTAGAAAGCATGCGGGACCAAGGGAAGACGTATCTAGACTCTGGTGAAACATGGAATAATATCAAAAAATGGGTGCGAGGTGACACGGCTCCTCCTGTGGCTACGGATGCTGTAGGAGGGCCACTGGTTGCCTCATCGCCTCCTCCTATGATTGCGGCGAATCCACCACCTAGGCTTGGAGCTGGTGACTTGGAGAGCAACGGAGGAGACGATATCTCTTCTCTCATGGATCTAAAAGAAGAAAAGCTTCGAGAGAAAGCTGGCTTTAAAAAAGAAACAAAAGCTCCAGCAGTGAAGACGCTAACGGCCGCTCCACGTCTTCCAGACCCTAACAACTGGAACATGGACAAGCCAGGCTCCCAATTCCTCACCGAGCCAACAACACGAGAGGCGATGGCAGAGAGAGCTTATATAGGGAACGAGATAGCAGCGGCTCAATCTCCTACCCCACCAGGCCCCATAGAAAAACTAGGCCCATCCGTACCCGTATCCAGGACAGGTATTGTAGGTGCAAGTCCAGCTGCTGTAGCCGATGCTATGGCTGCTCAAGAAGACCTAGCAAAAGCTAATGCTGCTGTAGAAGGTCGCGCTCTGGATAGGCAAGGTTTTGTGGACACAGAGCTCGCAAACATTGCCCAGACAACCAAAGCCACGGTGGATAGGCAATCTGCCATGATAGAAAGAGATTTGGCGGCTAGAGAGAGAACAGAGGGCGTGATGAATAAGCTCAGGGAAGAGCTGAACATAGCCACCGACCCCAACTCAGCATTTAATAAGAAATCTACAGGAGATAAGATTACGGCCAGGCTATCAGCTTTCATGACAGGGCTTGGCTCTTATCTTCTTGGAGCCAGAGGGAAAGAGGTCACCGACCAGATGGATGCCATCATAAATGATGACCAAAAGGTAGGGAAGATTACGAAAAGAATAGAAGAAGCCTATAAGGCAAGCGGTATGCTGGGAGACATGGCTGACAAGAAAAGAGCCATAGCAGCAACACAGGGACTGCTCCAGACCCAAGCTATTCTAGCTAAGATAGATGCTCTCAAAGCCGCCAACATGACACAGCTTCAACGAGACAAACTATCTCTTGTTGAGAGAGAGCAGCTGGCAAACCAAGCCATGTATACCAGAGACTTGGAAGCCCAAATCAACGGTACCGTCAACTATGCTCTTGCGGGCAGCATGAAGCCAAAGGGCGGAGGAGGCGAAGGCGGAGATAAAGCCCTAGATAATCTGATCAAATTCCAACAGGGGAGACTTGCAAACACCTACAAACTGAGAGGCACCTCTTTTGAACTCCCTCCCCTTAATGAAGGCCTAAGCAGCAAACTGCATGAAAGAGTCAATGCTTTTTCAGCAGCAGACGCAGCCCTTCAAGAACTGGAAAAACTAGTGAAAAGTCATCCCAACTGGAAGTCTTATGACCCGATGAGTGCAGAGAGGCAAGCTATCGAAGGATACGTATCAGACATTGCCGAGCTTAGGTCTGTCGGAAATGGGCAAGGAGCCGCTAACAAAGAGGCTATCGATAGGGACATTAATGCAGTTAAATTGGGAGGCGGAGAAAGAACAGCAAAAATACTACGAGAACGTCTCACTCCTAGCATTAATCGGCTTGAAGACGAATTGAATAGCTATGGAGGCCGTAAGGTCAATAGATTATGGCTGAAGAAAAAGACTATATACTTTATGACAACAATGGGAATCCGTTCACTGTTGCAGAAAGTCTTGTAGCTAAAGCTATTCAGAAAAAAGGGCTTAAGCTAGACCCATCTAGCTCAATCCCCATCAAAGACAAAAGGACTGGAACCATATCATCCCTTAGCGGAATAGAAGCAACAGAAGCTCTATCAAGGCCAGTCTCCACCCCATCAACCATCGCTTCCGACAAAGAATATGCAGCCTATCAAACGAAGAAAGCCGCCCAAGAAGAAGCAGGCTCTCTCACAGGAATGGGCAAAGCGGCTCTCGGAGGATTCGCAAGAGGTCTAACATGGGGTCTTTCTGATGACGCAGCGCGTAGGGTAGACCCAGAGGTCGTCAAGCAACTTGCGGCAGTCAAAGAAGCCAACCCCATAACCTCTGGAGCGAGTGAATTCGTAGGCATGCTTGCTCCCCTTCTCGCAACGAGGGGAGCTTCTGCTGAAGCTCAGGTAGCAGCCAGAGGAGCCGGTCTCGCTGGCGCAGCTGAAGGGGCACTCGCTGCTGGTCGTGTGGCTGAAGGCACTGGACTTCTAAGTGGCGCCCTCCGCACTGCGGGCGTTATTCCAAGAGCAACGGCTGCCCTCGGCGGCGTCGTTGAACGCACACTTGCCCCTAGGATAGGAAGCATCGGAGCCAAAGCTGCAGCCATGGGTACCGAGATGGCTATCTATGGCATGGGCAACGAGGTGTCTCGCGCTGCTCTCGCTAACGAAGATCTAACAGCAGAGAAGCTTGTCGCAGGAGGGCTCGAAGGCTTTAAGTCTGGAGCTATGTTCGGAGCAGGAGCTGGCGCCGCAGGGGCCGCTTTCTCCAAACTGTTCAGCAAAGCCGGGACCGTCGCAGAAGCTGGAGAGGCAGCCAAGTCGAGCCTCATTGCTGACAAATACATCAAGATAGCTTCAGGTGGAGACAAGGCCCAGGAAGAGCTGCTTCGCAAAGTCTACACAAGTGGAGGAGACTTTGTTGCTGAAGGAGAGAAGATTAGAGAGACGGCAATCCGCTCCATACAAAAAGACCTGGAAGCGGTTAGAGCCCATGCGAAAGAACTAGCCGGGCTCAAGAGTGAAACCGCAACAATAAACAGATTTATCAGGCAAGGCGGAGAAGAAAAAGTAGCAGAACATGTAAGCGGTAACATGACCCGTCTGCGCCAGGTGACAGATGACATAATAGAAAACTCCAAAGAGTTCGGTGGCAAGAGGATGGCTACTGACCTGCGGGCCGCTATCGACGGCACAGACAAGAGAATAGCAGAGGCCTTGGGGAAGAAAGAATTCAACCAGGTTGCCTTCAAAGAGATGGATACTCTCAAGAGAAAGATTGATGAGTCAATCTACTCTAAAGCGCTTAGAAACAGCATGGACGGAGAGACCATTCAAGGCATTCTAAAGAAAGAGAATGACATCGTTCGGCTAGGTCTAGAAGACACAAACGTCTGGGGAGAGATGGGCAATAAGCAAAAGGCCATCAATAAAGCTTATAGCGAATTGTCAGCTGCTAAGGATGTCTTTGACCCCACTCTAGCCACGCGTGTGGGCACTGCCGGGAAGAAGTTTATCGACCCAGCCAAGATAGACTCTTACATTAACACCCTAGGTATGGCTAAAGGGGCCAACAAAGAAAGCTTCGTTAATAACTACGTTGCCAAACTTGAGAACTATTACAACGTAGTCAACAAAGAGCTAGGTGCCAAAGTCGACGTCAGTCCCATAACAAGACTAAGGCAAAATCTAGAAAAGACAGAGAAAGAAGTAGCGCAGGTCAAGACTCTAAAAAACCTTATGGGCCAAGAGATGCAAGTGGGGAGCATCGCTTCAGGCACGCTCGGAGGCGTTATTGGAGGAGCTCCCGGAGCTGCTATAGGAGGAATTGTAGGAACAGGCATCAATGCCGTCACAGCCCCCCTCTCTACCGTTGCGCGCATAGCAAAGCTAGAGAACATCTATAGAGGCACGACCGACGCCGTAGGCTCAGCTGTCAAAAGATTCGCATCCAGCACCAGCAAGCCCGCAGTGAGAGCCAGTGCTGAGTTCTTTCTCAAAGGCTCCAAGGATGTCGACAAAGAGTTCGACAACAACAAAAAACGCGTAGAGCAAGTCGCCCGCAACATCGAATCATCCCCTAATGCCTATATGGCCCTAGGCCCCGGCGTTGCCTCCAAGGTCATGGATACCCAGGCTCGTGCTGCCACGTATCTGATGAGCACGATGCCGAAGAATCCAGACGTAGGGCTTGTCAAAACCAAGTCCAAGAAAGACGGCACTCCCAAAATCGAGAAAGCCAAGTGGAACAACACCGTGGGTGCTATCATAGACCCGAAGAATGCTCTATCTAAGCTCAGCAAAGGTCATGTCACAAAGGAAGAAATGAATGCCATCAAGACGGTTTACCCATCTCTTCACGCATCGATTGTAAATAGCGTAGCCCAAAAGGTGGCAGATAAGCCCATGCCGTACTCAAAAAGACTACAACTGTCTACGGTCATGGGGACGGGCGTGGACAAAAGTACTAGCAAATCAAACACAATGCAGGTTCAGGCTATGTATGCTTCAACTGCACAAAATAGGACTCCGAAGCCAAGAGCTAGACCTGTAAATATTGCATCGTCTTTTTCAACTAGAACCAATAGTATGACACGATAAAGGAACATTACCATGCCAATTATGCAGAGCCGCCTTGCGGACCACGTTTCTCCTCCAACTCGTTCTGAAGTGGCAGCTTTTGCTATCACAAATGCCTCTCAGTACTATGCCCTACGCACAGCAGTCACAGGCTTCCCGCCGAACAATACTCCTGATGAATCATTTTGGTATGGCAGGTATGTAACAATGGAAACAGATGCTGATGTATTTATTCTCTTCCACGATGATACTGTAGACATTGACATCACAGCAGCTCCGAATGGCGCAAATGCTATTAATTTGCCCATCAAGATGGTCGCTGGAGTTCCGAAGAATTTCCTTATGCCATCTAAAACTAGCTCTATCAGTTATTTGATATGGAAAGCAGCTGTTTCTGGAGGAATTCTTCGAATGTGGACATCAAGTCCGAAAGGGTTCTGATGAACAGAAGACTGCCTGGCCGTAGGGAATCTATTGGCCTCATAACACCAGGTCCATTTAACCCAATACAACTCGGCCCGAAGGCTTGGTATCGAGGAGGCGTTGATATCTCTAGAGTATTTTCTGCCATTATTTATTGGGGAGACCAAAGTGGCAATGGTTACCATCTGGAGCAGAACGTTGTAGCATGGCGTCCCACGCTAAACTATGTGGATGGGAAAGAATGCGTGCAGGGAGGTGGATTGGCTTTTATGGACAACACAGCTTTTAGCATTGGCGCACAACCAATCACTGTAGCTGCTGTTTATAATACGAATTCATCACTAGGCTTCCTGCAAACCATGACATGCGGGGGTGCTGACACCGAATGCGCACAAGGTTATTACTACAGCGGCTTGGATGGGTTTCTCTATGAATTTGCTGCAGGCCTGGATGTCTACGGAGGTCCCTTCGATCCAAGCGCAGTCCCTCGCGTTGGATTTGTTGAATTTAATACTGGAGCCAGCGCGATGTACGATGGCGTCACACTGCTTACCACAGGAACAGTCGGAGCAAGTGGCATGAGTAAACTCACGGTTGGAAATCTATTCTCACAGACGGCTCCTTTTGCTGGGACTATGATGGAAATAATTATCTTCGATAAGGTTTTGACTGGTCCGGACAGGCAAAACCTGTATGATTATTTTGCTACACAGTGGACTGTTGCGTAGAATCAACAATGGGGGTTAATTTATGAAAGATATCTTGGAGTGGTGTCGAAGTCACCCAGGGGTTTGGGGGCCAATGCTGGGGGTGCTGCTCTTGAGTATCTCTAAGATGAAAGAGCCAGAAAATAAATACCTTCGATTTATATGGAGGCTGGTTGTAACCTATCTAACTTTTATGCCATGGGACAGATGGTTTGGGCCTTTGAAGCCGCCTGGCAAAGCTGTCCCTGAGATAGAACTGGTTGTCTCGAAGAGAGGAGAGGAGTTATGAAATGGGTTCCTCTTTTTTTCCTTGCGGGCTGTTCTTATCTAAAGCCAGCATGCCAGATAGTAGATATTGCCAATGATGTCTGTATTGTTGTAAATACAAAGAATGGGTCCTACAGAGTGCCATCCTCTGTTCTTGTTGATGCTTCGGTTGCTAATGGTGTTAGGGTTCGATGAGGGGGACAGGGTATCTGCAGGACCCGCTTGTTAGCGTATGGAAGAGTGGGGTGCTAGGTTCGGCTGCAGCTCTTTTGGATAGCACGCTACCATCTGCCAGCATTCGCGATTCTTTCGATGAGCCTCTTGACCAGGGCAAGACGCAAAGCTGTGTGGCGCATGCGCTATGTGCTGCCATAAAAGCCAGGTCAATTCTCCAAGGGATGCCACAGCATGTCGATTTGTCCAGGCTTTGGGTTTATAATAGAGCGAGACGGTTTCCCTTGGCTCTTCTGGGTGGAGACAGGCTTATATCCGTAGAAGATGAGGGGTGTTATCCAAGAGCGGCCATGGGCAGCCTCACGGTATCAGGTATATGTGAAGAGAATGTATGGCCATGGGACGAAGCGCAGATTAACGATAATCCATCCATCGCCGCCTTCAATAGGTCCTATGACCAAAGAGGCACCGTTCAGCATTACAGGGTTAGCGACAGAGGAGGAGAAGATAGGGAAATGCAAGTAAGGTCAGCCCTGTCTAGCGATTTGCCAGTTATCTTTGGAACGTCTGTTGATGATGATTTTTTCGAAATAGATTCATCTGAGCCGTGGGAATTCTCTGGGTATCAAGTGGGTAGGCATATGATGGCCATAGTGGGATACGATAAGTGGGGTGTTGATGTTATCAACAGTTGGGGGACATCCTGGGGAGACGAGGGATTTTGCAAAATCAAATGGAGAAGCTTTCTAAGTCCAGCCATAACCACAGATGTTTATGTCATTGAATCTTGTCCCATATTTCCAAGCTATGAAAATCATTTATCTTTCTATCATGCTATCTGCTTGCTCAGCCAGGGCCCCCACTGCTTCTTATTGCGCGCAAGCGTGTGATAGGGTGCATGAGCTCCACTGTGGGATAGAAAAGACTCCTGGAGGCGTATCTTGTATGGAATGGATGTGTCACGCAGAAAAAGAGGGGGGCAATGTTCTATGCGTAACGACAGCGAAGACATGTACCGATGCGGAGAAATGTCGCTAGATGATGTTTGCCTAGCTGATTCTGATGAGCTCTGGATGCTCAACTATCTTTACAAAACAGGGGGAAAGCGATGCGTGGAGATTGTTCTGAATCGATACCTGACATTCTGTCAGGAAGACTGGTAGATGCAGCTGTGTCCAAAATGGGAATGAACTCATCTCCTAAACACATGGGAGATTATTCTCGGTTTCTCTTCCCTCACCCAGACGATGATCCATTCCGCATCGTCATGGCCAAGCAAATGTCTAGCTGTGCTCTGTTTGCACTGTCGGTTATGCGAGAGGCTGGCATTGTGCATGACATGCTTGAGGAGCCCTATCATAAAAATATGGGCAAAGCGGTCTACATGGTATGCAAAATACTGACAGACCTCGGCTGCTGGCTGGGAGATAAAAGCTCAGACCAAATATGCGCAGGTGACATCGTTGTTGTGGGAGACAACACAAATGCTACCTACGGTGGCGTTGAGCATGTGTTCATTGTGGCATCCATTGATAGCGAAGGCATTATGGAAACCATCGACGGAGGACAACGCAATGGTTCTGACTGGTGTATAGACGCCCGCAAGAGAAAAGTGGATGGAGCCTGGGTGCGCACATGCGACCATGAATACTCCATCGACAAACCTGGTAAGGGGAGAAGGATACGAGGCTTTGGATGCGTCAAGAAGATAACACATGGATTGCCTACATCATCGTTGTAGTAGGCATTATCCTCGCTTGGATAAACTCAGAATGGGATTGAGTCCGCTGCTTTTTTAGGCTTCGTTGCGACAATAAGCGCTTTGAACTTAGCTGCAAAGTCTGGGTTTTGCTGAGACTGTGCTGACTTAGGCTCATTCACCCATGCGACACGGGACTTGGTGACGCCATTGTATGTGTCATCCTGAACGGTAATGAGCACAACACAAGACCCAAATCCTCTCATGGTTACGATGTTATCGTCATCCCACCCACAGTACCTCAAAGACTCAATAGTCCTCTCAGCCGTTTTATCAGATGTGAAATATCCAGACCACTGGAGTTCAGTGCCAGCATACTCTCCATCAAGGATTTCGAATACGACGTGCACAACTTCCGAGCCATTCTTTGTGTGAGCCAATTGGAAGCGGAGTGGTTTTGCTTGGTATTTACCTTCAGGTATAAGTGTCATTTTGATGTTACCTCGTTGATTTTGTTAATGATTCTTGTTAGCTCAGCTACGTCGTGCCCCGCCATGATTGCTGCCTTGCGGGCATTTGCGCGCTTCTCTGGAGGGAGTTTATGAATAAGACCTTGTATCTCTGCGAAAAGGACAGAAGCTTGTTCTGGATTGAAAAGATTGATTTTGTTTTCTAGCTCAGTCCAATCAAGCGGAATCTGTTCTGGGAGCTTGTAACGGTTCTTGGCATCCCACGATGCCCCGTGCTGTGTTTTTGCGATACGGTCTCCGTTGGAAACGGCTTTACGCTGGTCTTTTTTAGCGAAGGTTTCGAAGTTAGCAAAGAGGACAATATCGCACCATTCTTTGATGAGGCCAGCAGCCTTATCGTGTAGCTTTAGAACGTACCGGTCATAGTCTTCTGTGGATGGGTCATGAAACGTTTTTATCGTTGCATGCGCAATAAGTATAACATTTACGCCTTTATCTTTTATCTTATCAAGCTTGGCAATCAGCCTACGCCACTCATCAAGAGCTACTACATATCCTTTGCCATAACCAAACTCCTCTATGCTCTTTTTGGAGCCTATACGGCAAACAAAATCCCAACACAGTGGCTCAAGCCAATCCAGGCTGTCGATGACAACGGTTTCGTATGTGTGATCTTCTTTAGCGAGAACATCAAGAGCTTCTTGGATATCTTCCCATGATTCAGGTTTAGGAAATCTAGCCACACTCACATGCATGGTACCAGTCTCTGGACCAATGAATACAGGATTGGGCGCGCAAGCAGCGAATGTGGTCTTGCCTACACCTTCCACCCCATATACCAAGATTCTGACAGCGGAACGTGTGCTTACAGAAGAAATGCTGTTGAGTGTCATTTTGCCCATGATATTTTTCTCTCTCTTTCTTTATACGAATCAATCGATTTTGTCTTATTGCATACATCAAAAAAACCGCAGCTGGAGTTGAACCCACGTCGGCATGATTTTGTATTCTTTGGATGCACACCATATGACATCATCTCTGCTATGTCCTGCATGTCGCTCACAGCGGAGTCTATATCAAAGCTTTCAATGGCCATGCATCGCATAGCCATGTGTTTCGTAGGCGAAGCTACCATTTGCTCTTTCGTCCCCCTTTTAATAGCATCAACCCACACGCCCTGGACTTTCTCTCCACTTTCTCTAAGAGCGAAGAGATAGAGACAAAGCTGCTGACTGACTCTCATCTGGTCCCAGTAGTTGGAGTGCCAAGAGATGTCACTGGAAGTTGTTTTGTGCTCCATAAGATAGAGACCAGACTCCGTATCGACAACGGCGTCCATGACTCCATAAAAGCAAACTCCATTGCCGAAATCGTGATGGATTTCTTTTTCCACATACAGTGTCTTCCATTGCTGTTGCAGGTCTTTGTATCGTTCCATATAAACATCAAGCATATCAATAGCATAGGACACATGCTCCATGTCATACCCAGGAGATTCTGCGACCATGGATTTAGCATTAATCGCATCTCCATTCTTCCAAAAGCTAGCTGCTCCTATGTGGAAAAGATTCCCGATGTCAGTAGCCTCTGATTTATCTTCGGAGTCTTTCATGAGAGAATATCTGTAGTAGTGCTCTCGAGGACACCTTTGAAAGCATGCCATCTCTGACTGTGTAATCAGTTTCATCGACCGAAAGCTTTCTTTTGATAATACATGATATCGGCAAACGACCTAGCCGTCCCATTTCTATCCTTGTGAGACAATGCCGTTGCTGTGCGTTGAAGAAGCTCCGATGGTTTATGCTCAGAAGCAAAGAAATTACCAGGACTATGGTTATGATGATAAGCATCCGCAATCTCCATAATTGAATTGAGCATTTGCTCAGGTGTTCTATTTCTAAATAGAAGCCATACTACATCAAATACAACACGCCCCAGTGATTCCTCATCCATAGCTCCACTATACGCATACTATTATTTTAGTCAATAGCAATGTTGACTATTTTAGTTTTTGTCGTATGATGTGACTTATGACGAGTACGATTGGAGATAGATTGAGAGAAGCAAGATTGAAACGTGGGATTGGCACACAGCAATTGTCGCTGAAGATAGGCAAGTCACGTGGGCTGGTTACTCTTATTGAGAATGGATATACGAAGGACCCTGGATGCCGAACCATGTCGCTTCTGGCTCAAGAGCTGGGTGTAACTCTGGAATGGCTGGTGAACGGGTTATGGGGTGGGAGTTGCAAGTTGAGAAATACCTGGAGGGGCCTCTCAACGACATTGTGTTGCATTTTCAGCACAAAAAATCGAGCCATTCGGTAGACACCAAATGCCCTATATGTATTAGACGTATGTTCTTTAATATGTGGCTAGATTTGGTTAATCCAGTCGACCTTGATGGGAAGAAGCTCTTTACTAGAAGGTCTTGGATTTTGGCGGGCGAAGCGGCCCATGTTTTCATGCCATCACGTGGATACGCCGAAATGTATGATATTGATAAAGAAAATGTTTTCAATATTAAAAACAATGTTTTGTATGTTTTTGGCAAAAAGGTGAAATCCGTTTCGCTGGGAAGAAGTCCTATGCCAGTGATGTACGAAGGAGAGAAGGAGCCATCTGAGACGGATGTGCATCTCCAGGCAGGGTTTACCGAATGTCATTATAGACTGTATCCTGAGGTGACTTATGAGCCTAGTGATATAGGTATCATTTTGCCATGGGTGGCTTATCAGGTTTTTGATAAAGCGCTTCAGGTTTTTCTAGGTAACAATAGCATTTGGGATCTTTATAAAAGATGGAACGGTAACGGAATCGCTATCGAAGAATCAAACCTATTTATGAGAGAAAATGTTCTTAATAAAATACAAGACATGGACTTTAACATAGATAAAGAAGAGATGTGGGCTTGGGCTGCAGCAAATATAACAGCTGAGCTATCGTGTTATCTATTCTCTAGAAATGGAGGGGAAGACATTGCTGACATATTGCGCTTGAAACCTCTGTTTCAACACCTTGTGGAA